TGTAGGTTGTTGCCATTGTATGCCTTTGTTATATAGATAGAGGAGCAAGTTTCCCTGCTCCCCATTTATTAAATAGACTTATACGTTGTCTCTTGAAGCAACAGCAGCTTCACGATGAGCAGCTGAAATGTCAGCGATAACAGCAAACACTCGTAACCTTCCAGTAGCTGCGGCAGCTCCTGCAATAGTTACATCAATAGTGTCGGCGGCCGTAATAGTCACTGGTGCAGTATTTCCATCGGCAGGAATAGTCTCACCGATTAAGTTTGCAGCACCTGTACTAACAATGTTAGTTTGACCGTTAGTACCTGCTGTTAGGTATGTACCTGCAGCAACGGCAAGTGAATCACCGTCAACGATGTCATCACCACCTGCAAAGTCAATGTCAGCAGTACATGAAGCAGTAAACTGTTTCATAACTTCAGCACCTGCACAAAGAACAACAGACTCAGAAGGAACTTCAAGCAGTTGGAAAACATCTCCATTTGCTATAGTAGCACCTGCTGCAATCATTGCATCAATATCCAAGATTGCTTCGATTGTTTTGACAGGATGTCCAACGACAGTAGGAACTGCTAAAACATCTGCTCCTACACCTGCAGTGGCTTTTGCAGTTAAATCAAAAGTAGCCATAGTTTTATCCTCCCTTAACCTGCGTTATATTTAGCAGTCACGATAGCTTCTGGTCGAAGTATCTTTCTGCCGTATAGGTGCATACCACGTACAATGTCTGCGAATGAGTCAGGGTCACGGTATGTTTCAGTTTTGCTGAGTTGTTCAGCCGTTGCAATCGCAGAGCCATGTCCTGCAACAATCGCTCCGTAGTTGGAGTTCTGGTTTGCAGTACCTGAAGTACCCGGACCAGTTCCGACTGATGGCAGATTGCTTGAGACATAGAGTCTGAATCCTGCAAGGTTGTTAAGAACAAGACCATTTTGCAATTGTCCTGCTCCACCAAAGTCAGCATTCATTAGCTTAGAGTTTTCATCCCCAAGTAGTTCCATAAACACAGGGTCTACTACTAGCCACCTGTCTTGTGTATCCACTTGCTGTTGATTCAACAGTCTAGCCATACGATTTATAACCATCATTGGTGTACAAGCAGCAGTACCTATAGAAGTAGCACCACCTGTTAGATTAACCACAGGAATAGAATGGTCTCCTACACCAGATGTATCAATATGCCCAAATGAATCTTTACGAAGTTTCATTGAAGTTAAAAGCTCATCTGACCCTGCACTAGTGATAGACTTGCTACCATTAACTTGGTCATTCACAGTATCAGCTTTAGAGTGTAAAGAAGACTGCTTGTAACCTGCAAGATAACCAAGAACTTCTTGGTCATACTGGTCAGCTAAACGATATGCAGCTCTGTCAGTTGCAAGTTGCATAAAGTTTACATGAGAGTGGGCTTCCTCAATGTCATCCATTTTAAAAGCGTAGTAGTTAGCCTTGTCAACAACAAGCTGAAAGTCATCGTCTTCAAGGTCTTGTGCAGTAACCTGAGTACCTCTGGCATATGCACTTACTGAGATTTCAGGTTCTTTGATAATCCTGACAGTATCGCCTTGTCCAGATATCTCACCGAAATAATCAGAGTTAGTTATGTCTCCAACAACAGTTGACTTACGAAATGCAAGCTGTACCTGTTTGGAATAGATTATTGGCGAAAAATTACCATTGGGTAAATTGCCATAACCTGAAGCAGTTTGAAAAGCCATAGTTAAATCCTCCTATAATTGGCTTAATGAAAAGCTAAACTATCGTAGGAAGAGGTTATATTTTCTAGAGTGCATATAGTTATTCAGCAGCTAACTTCCTAACCTATGGGTCTATACTTATATAAGTAGTCTTTACTCGTTTAAACTTCGTAATTTACTAGAACATAAAGGTAGTCAAAAAGAGGCTTTATATTCTAGGGTAGTTATATTAATAAAATGTTTTTTGTCAACACTTTATCTTATATTTCCTGACATATCATAAATAAATTTGCCAGAACGTATAGCTGTTTGTATTTTATCTTGATTTGCTTCATACTGTTTATCAGTCATCTTAGCTACATCAGACTCTTTAACACTATCTGCCATTTCTTCAGCATCTACTTGAGTTCTAGAAGTTTTATTTACAAGAGAAGCTGCAGCCTTAGTCTTATTCTTCTTATCACCTGCTGTTAAACCTTTATCAATCTTATATAAATCAAGAACACGAACAACAGATTTAGCATCATCAGTATTTTCATAAAGAGCATTTTGTACCCATTTAGGTTGCTCTTCTACCCATTCGTGAAACTCATCAGAGTCACGTAACTTATCAAAGTCTTTGTGAATTTCTTTAATTTCATTCTCTGCTGTTTTACGAGTTGTTTCTTCTTTAGCCTTACTAAGTTCCTCTAGTTGAATATTAGCCTTTTCAAACATTTCCTTAGCTTTTTTTTCAGCTATTGTTTCTACAATACCTGCAACATCAGGATATTCCTTTGCCCAATTACTAATATCTTCATCAGATTTAGGTGGTACAAGTTTTTTGTTACTAGACAGTTGGTCTTCTAACTCTTTTATCCTAGCGTTATAATCCTTCTCCTTTGCCGCAAGATGTCTTCGAACATCCCCATATCTCGTCTTGAAAGATTTTTCCTCTTTACTGAGAGTCTCGTCAGATACCTCTGCTTTCTTTCCCTCTTCAGGAGGAGACACATCTTGGCTCTCCTCAGGGTTTTCCTGAACCCCCTCTCCTTGACTCTCTGCAAGGAGTTCTTTAAGTTCCTGCTCCTCCTTAGCAATCTTGTCCTTGTACTTTGAACGAGTCCGACTTACAAATCCTGCAGTCTTCTGTGGTTGTACTGTTTCTAATTCTGGCATATTTTTCTCCTGTTATTGGGGTTGACATAATTGTCAAGTAGCCTTAGGTTTAGTGCCTAATCCTTTAGTATTTTTTTTTCGTTTTGCTTTAGTTTTTGTTTTAGATGCTAGTCCATTCTTTTTAGCAACAGACTCTTTTGTAAATAATCCACCTTTATTACCTACTCCCCAATATGTACCATCACTATAACTAGTATCATTACCCAATTGAGCAGATTGTTCATAAAAAGAACCAAAATCAGGTCCTGAGTCTCCTGAAGGTGTACTACCAAATCCCGGTATACTATCAAATGATGGTTGAAAACTAGGAGAATAATCTGTAAGGTATGGGTCTCCACCACTATCTCCTCCATCATTACTACCTGTTCTTATTTGGCTTTGTCTCATTCTTTCTTCGTCTTTTTTTCTTTGTTCATTAGCTTTTTGTGTATCTTCAGCTAACTTCCGTTTTCTTTCTTTTTCTTCAGCATTTCTTTTGCTCTTATCTGTAATACTTTTATCAGAAGGTAAAATTTCTTTCTGTCTCTGTTTTCTTCTTGCTTCAGCAGCTAGTTGTTGATTTTTTGTTATTGCAGCAGACTGGTCTAAGAAAGCCTGATGATAAGCTTCATCTGCCAACATAGCATCACCTGTTTCCATAAATACTTTATGAGAAAATTGTCTAGCAGATTTAATTCTATCCATATTACTACCAAAGGCTGCCAAGTCAGCACCAGTAAGTTTTCTGTCCTTACCTAATCCTCCATCATAAATCATAGGTTGATTGCCACTCATTTTAACTCCTAGTAAAGCTCTATCAATAGCTGTCATACCAAATTTAGAGTTAGTCTCGCCTTGTAAAAATTTACCAAAATTAGTAAAACCTTCTGCATCAACAGTACCATCAACACCTGTAGTAAACTGAGATAAACTTTGAATAACTTTTTGTTGTATATCTAAAGGTTCTGTTGCTTTTGGATTAGCTTCTCTTGCAGTAAGATTTCTAGAAAATAAACTTTTATCTGGAGAAATAATATCTAAAATAAATGATAGTATAGATGGATTTACCTTCATTCTTGATAGTGTTTTTCTATCCTGAGATGCTTTTAATATTTGTTTTATTTTAGCTTCACTAACATCATAGCCAAACGATTTACGTATCTGCTGTGGCATAAGTGCTAATTTATCTGTAAAACCTAAATTAGCATATTGAGCAACCCCACCCGGAAAATTTTTCTCTCCACCAAGGGATGTATATGCTTTATACAGATTATCATATCCCTGCTTAGTCATTGGAACAGCATTACCATTATCGTCAAAAAATGCTAATCTATTTTCTCCAGTATCTTTATTGTGTTGATTAGCTAATACTTCTGTGGAAATAAATTTTTCTTCATCATTTAAATAAGAATACTTTTCTACTAAATTAGGTTCTGTAAACTTAGCTCCTCCTGAGGGTCTATTATCATTACCACTAGAACCACCTACTTCTGATGATGATACATTAGGTGTTTCATTAGGTTTGGTTCTTGACCAAGGGGGAACAGTATACTGTATTTGATTTTCATCTACTACAGCACCATTTTTATATTCTACTTTAAACTCTCTTCCGTCTGAATGATAGTAAGTAACAGTTCCATCTGCTTTACCATCTATTATGTCATCTTCAGTTGCTTTTGGTTTTCTTTTAAATAAACTTCCTCCTACAACACCAAAGTCTTTTTTCAAGTCTAGTGGTGGTGGTACTTTTTTAAAATCTTGTAATCCTCCCTCATTAAAACCCTTTAACATTTCTCTTATCTTTTTTTCGTCTTCAGGGTCTAATGTTTCTTCTGATTCTACAACAGTAACACTCATAGGTTCTTTTATTGGTTCTCCTCCAATACGTCCTGATTGTTCCATTTGTGCAAGTCCCATCTTAGCTTGCATACGTAAATCTTCAAAAAACTTTACACCAAAAAATCGAACAACATCTGCAGGTACTACATACTCTCCCTCACTAAGTTGCACAGGTATATCATCTCTTACTTCCTCTGCTAACGAACCAGATGGAACTTCATTACCACTTACAGGGTCTTTGTCCATACCATCATCTTTTAGCCCACCTTCTTGCATAAAAGCCATTTCCATCTGTTGTTTCATAGCAGTACCACCCTTGTTAAATTTTAATTCCTCTGGTTTTCTAAGAGGGACTCGGGAAAATTTCATAGCTCCTACATTAGGTGCAGGATTAAGTTCATCTGAATAAGGAGTCTCTCCACTTAATATATTTTCTTTATATCGTTCACGAATAGGTTCATCTAATAGTCCCAAAGAAAGTCTAAGTTTTAATCCACCTACTTCAGGGGATTCTTTACCCTTTCTAAGGTCTTGAACAATATTTACAACTCTATCTACAAAATCTTCTTCTGAAGGATTACCCTCAACTATCATCTGTCTCCTTAAAGCAACACTAAATTTATTATTATTTACATCAATATTACTTTCTTCTCCTGTATTTTCAAGAGCTATTAAATTTTTTATATAAGATTCTATACCTGTTTCATCTTCATTTTTTTGTAGGTTCATGTAATTAAAACCTAATTTTTCAAACATATTCATTTTACCTTTTTCATCAAGTAAAAGACCATGAAATATGCCATGCCTAGCTGTATCCTCTACTCTTTGAAAATCATCACGATATTTTTCACCTACTTCAATGCCTACTGACTCGGCTCTTTTAGCTTCATCATAAGTTCCTAATAACTTTGCTCCAATATTTCTTGCTGTTAATAAATAATTAACTTTACCAGAATCATCTCTTTCTAAAAGTTTATTTTTAGTTATATACTCAACCATTAGAACCGTTCATTTCTTCTCTAAGATATTTAAGTCTGCGTAATGCACCTATTGCACCCTGTAACCTGTGAATAACAATATGATTATCTGATTGTTCTAAGGCTGTATGATTCTTTGCAATAGCATCATCAAGATACTCTACAAAATTATCCCATAAAGATTTATCGTTTACTAGTTGTTTTAAGTTCATTGCCTAGTTCCAGTAAATCCCGGCTCATCAGGTGTTGGTACTGAGCCTGTGCCTATAGTACCTCCTCCTGTACCCTGTGTATCTTGGGGTTGAACACCTGCAGGAATTTCTTGTGTCTCTTGTGGAGGTTTGCCCTCTTCAGGTGGAGGAGGTGTTGGGTTTTGCTCTTGAAACTTCTTGAGTATCTCAGCCTGTACTGCAGCTTGACTCATAGAGTTAGCTACTTTGTCAGGGTCTAAGTCCATAGACTTTGCTATCTCTCTAACAATATAATCCATTCGTGCAAACGGAGCAAGGGTAGGATTAGATACTGTTTGCATAAATGACATAAGCCTTTGACTACGTACCTCATTAGCCATAAGACTTTCTGTACCCTGTGCCTTAACCTCTAAGTCTCCTTTTATCTCAGAGTCAAAGTCAAACTGCATGTTAAAACTAAAGAATGCTTTACCTAAAGGTCCTAATAAGTAATCATCCACATTCTTAATAACACTTCGTATAGAGTTGTTTGCAGCATTCATTAGCATGGATATACCTGACGCTGTACGTCCTACACCTGTAACACCTGTCTGACCGTGGGCAAAAGACGGAAAACCTGTGCTATCGTCTGCTAACTGTCGTGCCTTATCAAACATCTGCATGTTTTCATTCGACACATTAGGAAACTTTGTGCCAAAGATAGCCTGACCCGGTGCTCCACCTTGTCTTCTGAATATTTTTCCCGGATACACAGATAAGTCTTGTCCCGGAACTAAGTTTGTCTCATCTACTTCTATAATAAGATTTCCTGATAACGCAGCATTATCTACAGACATACGCATAAAACCATTCATTAGTGTCTGCGTATCATCCATATTTTCTGCAATACCTACCCCAAATATACTGTATGGGTTCATTTCGTAGGGCGTTGCATAATAAGGGAGGTAAGCAGGAGTAAATGGATTCATAACAAGTCTAAGAACATTATTGTTGCATACCCAAATATTTACACTAACTTGCTCTAAATCAGCTAGTTCTTCAGGTATTTCAATATCATATCCTTCGATAACATCCTTATCTACAAAACCCCAGAATTCTAAAACCTCAAATCTTTCGGCTCTATCTTCTTGGTTGTTATCATCCATAACATGTTCCCACCACTCTTTATTATACATCTCTCCTTCATCAAGAGATTTATTAATAGCATTTTCTCTAAAGAATGGTCTCTTCTTCAAGGCACGTAGTTGAGAGCGAGACATTTTGTGTCTCTCTATAATAAACTCAGCTTCATCCATATTGCTTGCGTCAGGGTCTGGATAAAAGTTCCAGATAGATACATGAGAAGTTTGGGGAACTGTTTTAAATAGGGGACTATAAACTCCCTCTTCATTCCAATTAGGATACTCTTTGTCTACAGCAAAAGGTCCTTTCATTATACCTGTGCCAAAGAGAGCTGCTTCAAAGGCTGCAGAACGTAATTGTTTCTTAGCATTAGACTCTTCTAATTGGTCGTGTATTTTCTTTTCCATCTTCTTTGCTGCAACCATTGCAGGATGAAAATTAACAGAACTAGGACTACCTGTTGCTTTTAAATCTATATCCTCTTCAACACCACTTAAATCATCTTTTAATGGTCCTACACGTTCCATAAACTCAGGATATGTTTCTCCCGGAAGTAAACTTCTATCTCCTTGTTGGTCTCCTGATATTTCTTTTTTTGCTTCTTTTATTTGTGGATTTGTTTCTAAACTTACTGTATCCTCTACACCATCAGGTAAAATTGTAGGGTCTATACTTAAAGGAAATTTATTACCCCCAAACAATACTTCTACAAGCTGTCCATAAGCAGCAAGCACTTTTGTTTTAGTTACTTTAACAAATATTTTTGATTTTTCTGTAGAGGTAAACTGAACTTCAGGACTGTATAAACCTCTATAATTTCTGTAGGATTGTATCCATCTTTCCTCATCACCTCGTCTATTTGTCTCAGCTTTGCTAAATTTACCTTTTACAAAACTAACTATTTTACCAACAGGCTCATCTGTAAGAGAACCCTGCTCCATATCCCCTATTGCTGCAGATTGGTCAGAGTCAGGATTTATACTATCTTCTTCCATATTTTACCTCAATATCCAAAAGTTGAGTCAGCCATTTGAAAACCAGTTCGCTGCATATCTGGGTTGTAGTCAAACAAACTACTTCGTGGTCGTGTCATTACACCATAACGTAGTGCATCATATAAGTGGTCTTCTGATTTTGTATCTACGTCTTCCGAGTTGTTCTTGTCGAGTGGGATAGAAGGAAGTTGAGATATAATATTTGTACAAGTGTTAAAGAAGACAATGCGTGGTTCTTCGGTAAATTCATCGACTTGCAATCGTCTGTGTATTTCGTTCTTTCCTGCAATTCTACTTCCTTTACTTCTATCAGAAGGTCTCCAACGACAGCCTTTAATTATCATTTGTTCGGCTAGTGAAGGTCCTGTGTCTCCTCGTTTATGCCACAATGAACTATCTAGTACTCCGTACCGTATTGTTCCATCTTCCTGTTCAGCTTCAAGTACCATGTCTGCCAAGTCTGTTGC